TGATAGTTTTGAAATTGGATGACAAAATGTACTCTAACTTTGTAGACTAATGGGTATAGAAATTTTAATTGAAGAGGCTTATAACATGCTGCTTGGAGCGTTATTAATTGTATGTTTTATTGGACAGTTTTGGAAATTAACCCTAGGCATCATAGCCATCGTGCTATGTTGGAAGGGAATGATCTATTTACGTAAAAAAGGATATTAATGAAAACTAAATTTCTCAGGATCGTAATGAAGCAGATCAACAGGTGGAGCAAGTGCAAGACCTGTGATGAGGCTATGGAGAGCGCGATAAGTTCTTACAATAAGAACGAACCCTTTACCCTTATGTTTAATCCGGCTCGCAATTGCAGTGGCAATGTGACTGATTGGCATATATGCATACTACATCAGGAATCAGTAAACGAAATACTTAATAAATAAACCATGACAAAATTAGGAAACATTCATCAGGCTATTGTTGATCAACTTGAAGTTGGTCGTACAGACGAAGGACACGCATTTGTGTTTAATATCAAAAAGAATCCTATTGCTGAACTGTTTATTGCTATGCTTAAGAAGGCATTGAATGGCAGCAAGTACAGTATCAGGGTTAGAGGCTCTCAGGCGGATCGCAAGGGTAAGCGTGAGCAGGGTTTTCATGTAACCGACAGCAACGTGCCGCTTATTCATGCAGATCGCTACCGGATTTATATTGACGGCATAGAAACAGCTAAAGATAATTCTGAGCTACAGACTAAGGCTAATTATTTTGAAAAAGAGTACAGATCATCACGTGAGGCGCTTTTACTTAGCCTTAGTAATACTGCTAAAGCTAGAGAGCGTATTGAATCTATAAGTGGTGAGTTAAAAAATGCCGGACTTAATAGCTCTAGGCTGTTGTTGGATATAAACGAGCTAACATGCGAGAATACAAAACTCAAAAACCGGATAATAGAACTGACAGCCGCTATAAATAAAAAAGAGCGTCCTTCATTTGCAATAGCTACTAGTTCTCCAACAGGTCAGGAGTATGTTCAACTACTTGCATTTAGACGCGGGTTTGCATGGAACGATAACATGTACAATCATTCTCAGCAGGTAAGAACTAATATAGGTAAAATGCTATATTTCTTGTTTGAGGATGGTAAGTACAACATGTTTCACGCTGACTCAATCGAGGATGTTAAGGATGGCACTACTATTTTTGATACACTCGTAAAAGGAGATATTGAAGCGTTTGCCGTAATGCTTAATGATGCAGCGTCCACCCTCATAACTCAGGAAGAGAAAATGATGATGGCTAGCGGTAGAAATCTTGAAGCCGTTAAGCATATCAAAGATCGCACAGGTCTTGGGCTTAGAGAGGCGAAAGCTATCTATGATGCATACAAATCTCAGGCTTAAGCATGATAATTAGGGCGTGGTTTTAATGCTATGCCCTGATTTTATTTTGAAATAATTTGGATTAATCAATTAATTTGTTATACATTTGCACTATGAAAAAATCACGCGGTTTACATTGGTCTGACAGCGCACTCGTGCCTGCTACTACGAAATCTTACTGTCCAATTCCTCACATGGACTTGATTACGGCTATTATTGCCGAACTGAATGCTCAGGGTTATTCAGTATTAACTAATCACGTTACCGAAGCAAGGGATGGTGATGAGATTGTTGGGCATATGAAGTTGTACAAGGAAGGCACTGATGATAGTTTGCCGTTCTGTCAGATGTTTGCCTACATGAACAGCTACAATAAACACCTGCCTATCAAATTGGTTAGCGGTGCTCACGTATTTGTTTGTGGCAATGGAATGGTTGTGGGTGAGATATTCTCATACCGGAAGCATACCTCAGGCATAGGTGCTGATCTTAAGAATCTGATCAAAGTAGCTGTTGAATCTATTGAGGGAGCATTTCAGAAAGCTATCAACGATACTCGCCTCATGCAGAGATTTCATACCGATCTTAGGTCGGAGTCGGAACTGCTTGGGAGAATATATGTTGAACACGAGTTGATTTCAGGCGTAGAATTGAACGCTGCTATAGCTGAGCTTCGTTCTCCGAGCTTTGATTCATTTAAGGCTCGCACAATATGGTCGCTGTACAATCACCTCACCTATGCCCTTAAAAACGCTCCTCCGGTGAGACGCATGGACTCTCTCAAAAAGGTTCATACATTCCTAATAGATCATATTGCTCCTAATCCGGAGTACAATGTAATATTTTCTGAATTTGAATAACCAATAAATTTACACGACAATGAAAAATTTCAGAGTTCTTAGTTTATTTGATGGCTGCGCAATGACTTATGATGCGCTACGCAAGGCAGGTCTTAC